GCAGTAATAGAATCACTGCCGTGAATGATGAATAAAGTTTCGCAATAATCTTCATCACCCCACCCGCCGCCGGGTTGACCGTCGGTAAACATGATAAAACGTTTGGGTTCGATTCCATGTTCTTTCATAAATTCCCAATTGGCTTCAAACAAAGTACCGCCGCCGCCTTTGACTTCATACTCTAAAATTTCATCAGCATTATCACCAGTAAATTTGGCATAATTATAAACTCGTGTATCAAAACACCATAGATCCAATTTAAAATCAACGTATTCGTCCATGATGCCTTTGACTTCGCTAATCATTTCTTTGGCCTGAGTGTTGGTAATACTGCCACTCATATCAAAAGCCACTGCAACATCGATTGTTTCTTCGTTCATCATACCGGGCAATATTGCACCACTGTGCTGACTTTTACGATTGGGTCGAGAAAAACTGAAATTATTTTTTATGATGCTTTGAATATTCATGCGCAACATCTGCCGCCAATCCATTTTAGGTTCAGTAAAATCTGAAATCATGCGACGTATACCTTCGGGAATCTTACCAGCACCCGCACTTTGCGCAGCGGCTACCATGGCTTCTTTAATTTCATCTCGAATTTGTTTACGTTCTTCGGCGGTTAGTTTAGGACGACCTCCGGATCCATCTGTACTACCGTCATCGCCGCCGCCACTATTTTCACCATCTAGATGTTCATCTAATAGCTCGCCCAATTGTTCAAAATCAATCTTTGGAGCTTTTTGATATAATTCATCATAGACCTGTTCATAACTCCAGCCTCTATATTTGTTATCTTGGAAAATTTTGATAAAAGAAGGTACTTCGCCAATACGTTCATCTTTGCAGATTTGATTAACAGTATAATCTGCTGCGATGTTTGAAAGTACCGGATCTCGACTACTTCGTCGACCAAGATGATCAAATACATTATGCAGTACTTCATGAGCAAAACAAAATTCTGCTTCTTTTGGTTTGATTTTATTAACAAATTCATTGTTGTAATAAAACTTACGTCCATCCGTGGCCACAGTTGACAGCCATTCGCTGGCATCAATCAGTGTAAGACGGGTGGCCATATTGCCAAAGAATGGATGTCTTAGCAATAGACCGATACGTGCAGTTACAAGTTTTTCAACGATTTTATTTTTTTCTGCATTGGAAAATTCTCTCGTCTTGGTTTTTTTAACCTTTTCTTGTTTCATAATAGTGGTCATAAAATTACCTATTCTTGTTTATAAAGTTATTAATGATAAAAGGGGCTTTGCCCCTTTTATCTTATCCTTCCATTGCTTGGATAATAAATTTTCCATATTTGGCATGAAACTCATCAAAGTTTTTAAGTTTACTGGCATCAAACGGCAAGTTATAATTGGTCAATGCAATTTTTGCGCCCATCACTGTTAATTCGGTTGGAAAATTGTCCATCATAAAACGAAAGAAATTATCGGCCATTACATCCCAATTTTTTACTTTCTTTTTATCGGATTCTTGCAGTTCATAGCACATGCTGATATTCAAAGAATACATAGCAGATACTTCTTTGATAGAGCATTTTTGCACCTTGCCTAATAAAATATCTGTTGGATTAGGCATCTGTTTAGCAACTTTTCGATGTGCCATAAATTTAACAGCAAGTCCTTCGCCCACTGCTCCTGCAATCAAATCAGTTAGTGTGCCTTCGTCAAGATCGTCATCCTCGAGAAGATTGCTCACAAAAGTCCAACTACGCGGAGTTGCAAATGCTCGACTTGCACTTTTTGGTTCAAAATCATAAAGATCCTGTTTGGCAAAGCTGAGATATCCAACCACTTGCTCGTGAATCTTGTTATTGGTCGCCCAATTGAGATAATCCTCAAAATCAGTACGAAGTTCCACGTGCAAGAAACGATTTGCCAACGGAGCCGGCATACGATATGTAACACCTTTATCAGTTTCTCGATTACCAGCAGCAACAATGCTAACACCGTCGGGTAACTTATAGGTACCAACACGGCGGTTAAGAATTAATTGATAAGCAGCAGCCTGTGTGGCAGGAGCTGCAGAGTTCAGCTCGTCTAAAAATAAAATTGCTGTACTATCAGGATCTGTAGGAAGTTCTACAGGTGGAGCCCAACACATCGTGCCTAGTTTGGAATTAAAGTAAGGAATTCCTTTAACATCAGTGGGTTCCCACAGACTCAAACGAACATCAATCACTTCTCGACCTTGTTCTTCGCCTACCTGTTGAACAATTTCGCTTTTACCGATACCAGGAGGTCCCCATAAAAATACTGGACGTTTGATTTTGATACATTTACGAATGCTTTTTTTAGCTTCGTTAGGGCTAACTGTGCGATTTGCGGAAATTTTTTCTGCCATGTGACACCTTTGAAATGAGTTTCGATTAAAAATTACTACTGAAGCGTTATTTTATTAGATTTTTAATTCAGTGTCAATGAATTTTTGAAAGAGTATTTTTGGATTTACCAAATTTGTATAAATCGCCGCCAAACAATATCATTTGTACCGCTACTTTTTCTCGAGAAACATAGATGGCAGTTTTATTAATATACCATGGACAATCTATAAACTTATCTAGCCAAATAACCAATTGACTTGTCCAAACTGTATTTCCTGGTAAATCAATTTTATAAAATTTTAAAAAGTTACTGAATGATTTAAATCCTTCCGAGGTTAAACGCAGACTTCTTTCACCATTTGTTCTTATATTAAACCACCAAGATTTATAGTTTTTTCGTATCAAGACATCGTCGGGTGTTTGGCCCAAGGAATCTTTTAATGTTTCCAAGGTTAATTTATATTTGGTATCCATGATGCATTGTACTTATGCGACCTTTTGGCCGGTTACTAATTTATAAACAGAAAAATCATTGGTATTGAATAATTTGTTTAATTTTTCTGACAAATTTAATGCGTGACCAACATTGGAAAAGGATACCTTTTTGTATTTAGGTCCTACTTGTTGTGCAACAATTGAGTTGGTTTTAAGATTAATAGGGCTATCTTTATAAAAAACTGCCCAAATTGCCTCGGCTTCTAACACCTGTTCGGTTTTAAAATTTTTTTTATTAGTGATTTCTAATAAAATATTAGGTTTTGGACGTGACATAGTGTGTTCCCTATTGAATTACACACTTATTTATTCAAACTTTTTTTAAAACAGCCCTCCGTCCATTTTTATGGACAATGATGCAGGCTGATTTTGTGAATTTTGTAATTTTTCGTCTAATTCACCTGCAAGCCTAGTCATTACTACAGCTAGACTGTCTGACAACATTTGCACATCTTTTATATCTAAAATTAATTTTTTTTGATTATTTTTGATAGCGATTCTTGCCTTTTCGAGATAATTTTCAATAGGTAATGTATTGAGTTGATTCATTGTTTATTGACCACATTTAATTGAATTTTCATTTCTTGTTCGGTCTTAAATGGTCCTTGATAAGGATATCGTTCTAGTGTAATCAATTTTGGACAAAAACTTTTTGCCCACCTTTTACGGAATTTAATTATATAATATCCTGCGCAGTATAAACTTTTACTTTTTGAATTCTTAGAATAAATTGGTAATTTTTTCTTTATATTGTACACAGAATTAAATGGACGACAGCTACAAGGAAAGTCATAGATTGAGTTAATATCATTATTTTTCAAGTTTGACTTGATATTATTGAGACTTTCTTTAAAAAGTTCTTCGCCAAATTTTGATTTTACCGCAGATATGTCTTTTAACTCTATTTTCTTTCCTTTGGTAAAAAATGCATATCCTTTTTCTTGTTTATTTAGAGTTCCAAGTTTACTTCCATGTTCTTCTAAAATCCATGCTTTATTAGGAATTAATACTTTTGCGTTGGTATTCATATATATCTTCTTTATTATTTAATATGATTGATATTTGGCATTTAATGCTTCAACATAGCTGTCAATTTGCTCTGTTATTTTTACTAAACTATAAGAATTACAAAACTTCAATAATCGTATTCCTACCTGACCAACATTTTTATTTTGATTTCGAGCATTATCTATTGTCTCTTTGATAACTGCTTTAATTTCTTCGGGCTGTGCGGTTAGATCGCACAATTGAACATTTCTTTGATAATCTTTAATCACCTGATGCTCAACTCCTTCGTGATCAGTCCAGCGTTGGAGCATTAAATTATTCCAATTGTATCCTTTAGAATTCCTATCTGCATACGCCTCTTGCAATCCAACTTTA